CCCCGTTTCGCTAGCGTGACGACCTGAAAAGAGGTCGTCATGTAGTCGGGTAGTCGGTAGTCAGTTTGGAGGAACGCCCTAATCGGAGTTCGGGTTTAACATGACGCCACTTGCCCTGGCACAGCGAATTGAGCTCTGGCCGCTGGATCGGCTCATTCCGTACGCCCGGAATGCCCGCACGCATTCCGACCAGCAGATTGCGCAGATTGCCGCGAGCATAGTCGAGTTTGGTTTCAACGCCCCCATCCTGGTTGACTCGTCGGCCGGTATCATCGCTGGCCACGGCCGCCTTCTCGCTGCCCGGAAACTGAAGCTGGAGCAGGTTCCGGTCGTCATCCTGGACCACCTCACCGAAAACCAGAAACGCGCTTACATTCTTGCAGACAACAAGTTGACTGAACTCGCCGGCTGGGACGAAGAGATGCTTCGGCTGGAACTACAGGCTCTTGAGCAAGACGGCTTCAACTTGGAGGTGGTCGGCTTTAGCGACGAGGAACTGGCCGAACTGCTGGGCGAGCCCGAGGTGGTTTCGGGCCAGACCGATGAGGACCATGTTCCCGCGGTGCAGGACAATACTGTCTCCGTACGCGGCGACAGGTGGGCGTTAGGGGACCACAGAGTCGTCTGCGGTGATGCCACGGCGCCGGCCGATGTTGCGCAACTCATGTCCAGCGATGCGGCCGACCTCGTGTTCACCGATCCGCCATACAACGTGGATTATGAAGGCTATACGCAGGACAAGCTCACCATCCAAGGTGACCGGATGAAGCCGGAGGAGTTCGCCCGATTACTCCGAGATTCGTTCACGAGCTACAGGGCTGTGGTCAAGCCCGGAGCGTCCTTGTATGTCTGCCACGCCTCCTCCGTACAGCGGGAGTTCCAGAACGCAATGGAGGCTGCGGGTTTCGTGGTCCGCTGCCAGATCATCTGGGCCAAGAACACCTTCGCTTGGGGTTTCGGGCGCTACAAGTTCCAGCACGAGCCCATTTTCTATTGCCACGTCGACGGCCAAAGTGATGCGTGGTACGGCGATAAATCACAGTCAACGCTCTGGATTGAGAAGAAGCCTGCAGCGAATCGACTTCACCCGACGATGAAACCAGTCGAGCTTATCGAACGAGCACTTTTGAACAGCAGTAAGGCCGGTGACATCGTCGTGGACTTATTTGGCGGATCAGGTTCGACGCTGATCGCCTGTGAGCGCCGCGGTCGGAAGTCACGGCTGATGGAGATTGACCCGAAATACGCCGATTGTATTTGCCGGCGGTGGCAGGATTACACGGGCAAGCAGGCGGTGCTCGAAGCGGATGGGCGAACATTCGAGCAGGTCGCTCAAGAGCGGCTGGAGGGTGCGGCTTGAATCAGGCGTTGCCGCCTGGAAATCGCGGCGATCGAGACTCAGATCCGGGCCGGCCATCCGGATGTGGACGGGCTGTGCCTGGCGTTGGCCGACTGGTCCGCGGAACTGAGGCTGCTGCTCGGGCGCCAGAAGAAAGAAAAGCCGCCGGGATGAGGCCCCGGCGGCTGGAGCAAGTCCAATCAGGGAAATCAGGCTTTTATCGAGTAAGTCCGCTCCCCATCCGACTCCTTCACGGACGCAACCGTCAGGCCCATTTTCTTGCCGAGGGTGCCGCTGATAAAACCTCGGACACTGTGGGCCTGCCAACCCGTTGCCTTCATCAGCTCCTTCAGGGTGGCGCCGCCGGACCGTTTCAGCAGTTCGAGGATCTTGGCAGTTTTGCTCCCCTGCCGGGTACCCGCGGCCTGTTTGTGGGCCTTGGCGCCATTCTTCGCCGGGGTGGTCTTCTTAGCCGACTTAGCCTTGGAGCGCCCCACGTGGGCCTTGCGTGCCGCAGCGCGGCCTTTCTTTTTAGGAGGTTCCGATTCCCTAATAGCGGGGGCGGGGTTCGTTTCTCGTTCTTGCGTCGTCGGGGTGGTCATTGCGAATTCTCCTTTTGGCGGTTGATTACCGCGGTCACGACATTCATCACTCTGCTTCCCCAGGCAAGCAAGTTAATTCTTCAGGATTCTGGCGGACCATGGAGCCGGTGAGCCTGCGTGCGTACGCAAGGCATCGCGGGGTGTCACTGCGGGCAGTGCAGAAAGCAATCCAGGCCGGTCGGATCGAGAAAAGCACGGCCGGTAAGATCGACATCCAAATTGCTGACAAGCACTGGGACACTCGCACCGCGCCGAGGCCGCGGATTGCCAAACAGAGTGGCCCACCACAGAATCCTCAGAAGCAAAGGGCAGCGCCCGCTGATGATCAGGGCAGGCATTCTCCGGAACCGAACCGCACCACTAACGGTGTGGTTGATTCACGGATGGATCTACCGAGAGGTGACCTGCCTGGGGCAAGCGGCGCCGACTATTCCCGAGCGCGCGCGGTCCGGGAAAACTATATGGCTCGTATGAGCAAGCTCGACTTTGAGGAACGCTCCGGCAAGTTGGTCAGCCGCGACGAGGTCCAGGTGGCGGCGTTCAACAAGTTCCGCACATTTCGAGACGGAATGCTGAATCTTCCGGATCGTCTCGCCGCGGTCCTCGCCGCGGAGTCCGATTCCGCAAGAGTGCACGAAATATTAGCGGCGGAGATTCGCAAAGCACTCCTGGAGTTTGCCGATGACACCGACAGCCGATGAGATTTACGGAAGCGCCGCGCGGGCCGGCGCACGGCCAGACCCACTGCTCACGATCTCGGCGTGGGCGGATCAATACCGTGCTCTGTCGCAACGGGCATCGGCCGAGCCCGGTCGGTGGCGGACGGACCGTACCCCATATTTGCGCGAGATCATGGACTGTCTCTCACCGGGTTCTCCGGTCGAGACGGTCGTCTTGATGAAAGGCTCGCAAATCGGTGGAACCGAGTGCGGGAATAACTGGATCGGCTACGTCATTCATCAGGCGCCCGGCCCAATGCTGGCCATTCAGCCCACAGTCGAAATGGCCAAGCGCAACTCGAAACAGCGGATCGATCCGCTGATCGAAGAGAGCGATGTCTTGCGTAGGCTCGTCAGTGACCCACGATCCCGCGACAGCGGGAATACCATGCTCGCCAAGGAATTCCCCGGCGGGATTCTGGTGATGACCGGAGCGAATAGCGCGGTTGGCCTACGCTCAATGGCCGCACGCTACCTGTTCTTCGACGAGATCGATGCTTATCCCGGCGACGTGGATGGCGAGGGGGACCCGGTCAACCTGGCGCTGGCACGAACCCGCACGTTCGCACGGCGCAAGATATTCATGATCTCGACTCCGAAGATTACCGGTCGCAGCCGAATTGAGGCGTGTTTTGCAGATAGCGATCAGCGGTATTACTGGGTTCCATGTCCGCAGTGCCGCGAGTATCAGATTCTGAAATTCGCCCAGGTGCGCTGGCCCAAAGGAGAACCAGAGCGGGCTGTGTACATCTGCGTCCACTGCGCAGCCGAGATCCAGAATCACCAAAAGCAATCGATGCTGGCGCAGGGCCAGTGGCGTGCCACGGTGCCGGGAACGGGACAATCCGCCGGCTTCCACCTCTCGAGCCTTTACAGCCCGGTGGGCTGGTTCAGTTGGGCGCACGCCGCGGCGATGTTCACAGAGGCGCAGAAGGATCCCGCCCTACTTCAGGTTTTTATCAACACCGTACTGGGCGAGACCTGGGCACTGCAAGGCGACGCGCCGGAGTGGCAGCGGCTCTACGATCGGCGTGAGGCCTACCGGATCGGAACTGTTCCGAAGGGCGGTCTGTTCCTGACGGCCGGCGTCGACATTCAGAAAGACCGCATCGAAGTCGAAGTCGTGGCGTGGGGCCGAGGAAAGGAATCCTGGTCGGTCGATTATCAAGTGCTCGATGGACAAACAGCCGAAGCCGCCGTCTGGCAGAAGCTGAACCAGGTCCTTGGGACGCATTACCCGGCAGAGTCAGGCGGGGCCTTGCCAATTTTCAAGTTTGCCATTGACTCTGGGTATGCGACTCCCGAAGTATATGGGTGGACCCGGAACTTTGGTGGTGATCGCGCTGTTGTGATCAAAGGCGATATGCGCGCGCCGGCGCCGGTTGGGCAGCCTTCCCCGATCGATGTCGGGCCGCACGGCCAACGTTTGCGGTTGGGTGTGAAGGTCTGGCCCGTCAACGGATCGATGATCAAAGAGGAGTTGTACCGTTGGCTGCGTCTTGAGCGACCCACCGAGGAGAGCGGGAGTCCGCATCCGCCAGGGTACTGTCACTTTCCGCAGTATGGGGAGGAGTACTTCAAACAGCTCACGGCTGAGCAACTGGTGACGCGAATCGTCAAAGGCTACCGGCGGCCGGAATGGCAAAAGACGAGAGATCGCAAC